TGGTAAAGCGTTCCGCCGCTGCCAATGGTAACAGCAACCTTGCCTACAGTTTGTTCCTGCATGTCATGGGCCTGTCGTTGGATTTCATTGAAAATACTCATATCAATGCAATGCCTCCGTACAGCGCGATCACGCCCGTCATGGTGAGCCCGTAAAACATCACTGCGGCTTCGGATGCGCCGCCTTGATGGCGTCGATCTTGTCGGTTTTGGCCTTGAAGTCGGCGTGTGGGGTGCCGCCAACCGCCGCCCGCAGGTCGCGGAGTTCCTTGATCACCGCGTCGATAGTGTCGCCGGTCGAGGTTACGAAGCTGCCCTCGGGCGACAGTCCGTTGATGTAGTCCTCGGCACGCTTGGCGCGGTACGCCACCGCCGACATCGCGGTTTCCCACTCGGCGATGATGCCAGCGTATTCGGACGGGTCCGGTTCCGGCAGGGTCGCATGACGCCATGCGGTAATCGCGCCTGCGCGACAATCGGCGACGTGGCCGAACTTCCAAGCCAGCGCGGTCGGGAGTTTCACATCGTTGCTCATACAGCCAGTTCCTCCGCCGTCATCACGATAGGCATGTCATAGTTACCGGAGCTGTCCTCGCCCAAGTAGAGGGTGCCCGCGTTGGTGAACCAGTAAAGGGTATATGTCTTGGGCGTGGTCGACGAAACGGTGTCCACGAACTCTAAGGAAACGGAGTCAAAGGTTCCCGCATTGACAATATAAGACCCGCCAATGGCGTTCATGCCGGTAGGCGTCAGCAGGCCCGAACCGTCATGCAATGTGAATCGCGCCCGCCGGTTTGCATCCGAGCCCACAGTGGTATGGACCCGGATACGCACCTTGGCCGATGCGCTCGCGAGGGTGCTGCCCAAGGCGATGGATACGCCGGTTGATGTGGCGCCGGTCGAGGTCGTCGAAATGCCCCGGGTCAAGTCTTCGGTGTAGGCGTATTGGAGAATTTGACCGGAGGAAGCCGCCGGAGTTCGGCAGATTTCATACCATGTCGTCGCCGTCAAATCGTACTGCAGCAGGATCGACGCCTGCGCGTCGTTCATCACGAAGTCTGCGTTTCCGGCGAGGTCAATATTGCCGGTCGCGTGCTTCACCGTGACCACACGGGCCGCGTTCTCGGGACGCAGGATAACGATTGCGCCGTCCTGCACGCCGGAGGCTGTCAGCGTATCAAGATCATCGCTTGCCGCGTCGCCCTCGGTGTCGATGGTGTGTTGCGTCTTGGCTACCGTGACCGCGCCCGTCGCGATGGTCAGCTCGGAAGCGGGAAAGTCGATACTTGCGGAGAAGGTCTGGTTACCGGTGAAGTCGTTCGCGTCCGAAGCCGCGACGCCGTCGAGCGCTTTGCCGTTGGCGCGAGTGTAGGAAATGCAGCGCACGCTGTCCGCCGCCACGGCTTGGAATACGGCGATGTCGCCCGCCGCCGTCGCGATGTTTGCTGCGGTCGGCAGCACGAGAGACGCGCCGTGTGTCAAGGTGAGCACGGCGTCGAACTGCAAGGTGAAGCGCCGCCCGGCTGCGACCGTCATGCCGGTGATGGTCGTCGTGCCGGTGATGTCGAAATGGTCGCCGTCCGTGCCGATGACCAGTGTGGTGGCGCTGGCAATGTCCGCGCCCTTTGCGCCAACAGCCGCCGCCGTGCCGGACCCCGACACCGGAGAGAGCATCTGCCACGCATCAATCCCGGTCTCGTATGCGACAAGAACAATCTGATCCTGGATGATGTCTGAAGACGAAACCGTTACGCCAGCTTGCTTGTAGATCGTCTTTGCCGTCTTGCCGCCAACCGCCAGAGTGGCCGCGTTGCTGCAAAGCGTGTGAGCCTGAAACATCATAACCAAGCCGTCAGAATAGGACGTGGTGAGCGAACGGTTCGGGCTTGCAAGCGTATAAGCGGAGCCACTACCGGCGGAAACAAGCGTTCCGTTGGTATCGTTGTACCATCTCGAAAGCGCACCAAGAATCCGGCGCAGGTTGTCATTAACCGCCGATGGGTTAATATTCTCCTGGAAGCCGAACGATGCGTCATCGTTGTTGGCGTCGGTGTTTGATAGATCCCAGATTTCGCTCATGTGTCACCTATTGATTAAGAAGGCCTGAAGCCGCCTGAGACGGCGATTCCTGATTGAGAATGCCAGGGGCAAAACTTGATGCAGGTGCAGAAGCGCCAAGCCCAAGATACCTCAAACCATCTCGCAGTTTGGCAGCCATAGGTGCTGTCACGTCACCAATGGCAAGAAGCCTGTCTAATTTTCCTAGCGGGTCCGGTGCCGTCAACAAATCAGCTATGTTTGCAAAGTCTCTATCCGTGAGGCGATCAACATCAACTTGGCTCCGGCCCAACAAGGTCGCCACTGCCTCTTGCGTTGCGCCAACCGGCTTGCCTTGTCTAAGACTATTAAAAACGCCCTGCGTGTATTTTTCACGTTGCTGACGCGCACCCAATTCTCGCGGCATGGTGCGGCTATTCTCAGCAATAGACGCGCCAAGCTGAAACGTTGCTTCTGCCTCGTCAAATGATTTGAATAGTCTGTCAGCAGCATCATCGCCAATAATAAGCCGAACCTTGGCTTGATTGGCTTCCGAAGAAAACTCGCGCAGTCCACGGCGCACCTGTTCAACATCAACAGAGCCGCGATTTGATGCTGCTTTCTTGACGTTTGCCAACAATTCATTGACGTATGACCGGACCCCTTGAGCCGCCCTAGATCGTTCACCGGCTGTCATGCCATCAACGGCTAACGCAACTTCCTCAATAGTGGTTCCAGGCTTCATAAGTTTTCGCCCGAGAATGAGCGCGTTATCCATCGCAATCTTGTCAGCGCCAAGTTCAACAGCCTTACTATAAACCGGAACGGCATCGCTTACAGCATTGCGAAGGTCGCGAGCAAGGCGGTTAGCGCGGGCAGCTTCGTTAGTAGCACGCCCTAAAGAATCTGTTTCCCTGCCAATCGTCTGCAAAGACCTTTTGAGGTAGTCGAGTTGCATGACATTCGGCAATTCGGAAAACGTGACATTACCTTCCTCATCAAAGACAGCCTTAATTTGCTTTCGGCTCTGTCTCGTTCCTTCTTCGCGCATGGCAGCGTTAGCCTCACGAATAGCACGCTCCATCAACTCTTGCGGCACGCGGTCGATAACACCCGTGATCTCATCGCCAGCGCCACTCGCATAATTGATCGGGCTATCATAAGCTGCCGTGTATGCCGCATTTCGCTCGACTTTGGTTGACTCTGAAATCTCTTTTGCCACCTGCTTGACGCCAACAGGTGCGCCCAAAGTCGAGTTAAGGATGCTGTTAAAGCGCCTCGCAACCATATCAAATCGACGCCCAACCGGCCCCCGAGCGCGGAGCGCGGCAGATGGAGACGATTTAGTCGCAATATCCAGCAATAACGCGGCCTCTGGCCCCGCGTCTGCAAGCATAGCGTCTCGCCCCGCGGCCTGAATATTGCCTCGGGCGTTTGGCCCCAATACCTCGGAAACCGATTGTGCTGCGCCGGGCGTTGTCCCGGCGTTTCGCGCCGCTCGACGCCGAGTCCATGCATTCATTCCACCTTCGATAAGGCGACCGACACCCATGCCAAGGCCCGCCGTAGCCGCGCCAATGCCCCCGCCAAGGCCAGCCCCTTTGGCCCGGTCTACAATGCCGCCATCTGTACCCAGAAACCCGTATGTCGCGCCCTCGCCCATACCAGCCAAAAGCGGCAATCCATACTTGCCAACTTGCGTTGTCGCAGTGCGTCCAATCCCCGCCGTAGGCCCGGCGACTGCCATGCTCCCGACAAACTCAGATGCGCCAGTTGTGAATGGATACTTTTCTCGCGCTCCACGCAATCTAGCTTGATTTTGAGCAAGAGCCTGGGAAAACGGCACGTCATAAATTGCTGATTGAGCGCCCGCCAACAATTCATCATATCCGCCTAGTGTTGCGCCTTGTGCCAGACCCTCCAACACAGCGCCGCCTTGAGAAATATCAATCGCCTTTTCTCGCTCTGCCTGTGCAACCGCGCGGCCTTGCTCAAGGCGAACTTCATTCGCCTTGTTAATGTCATAAATCTCTTTTGGAGAGCGCCCGGTAATACGCGCCGTTTCCAAAACATCGGCGCTGTACTCAATTTCGGGGGCTGATATTTCTTCAAGCCAATTTGTCAAAGCCCGAACTCCGTCCTCAACTGATCCTTAACAATGCGCGTCACATCGTCGTCACTTATACCCTTGTTCTTCAGGCGTAGGTTCCGAGCAATGCTGTCGCCCCGTTCTTGGATCGTGCGAGGCATATCCTCCACCCGAACATCGCTAATATCTTTGATCCCGCCATTTAGGTAATACTGCGCTCGCGCATGAGCCATACGGATTTCTTTAATCGTGTTATCTAGTTTTGTTTTATATCGGCGCGGCCCGTCATCTAGGTTAGGCATCCCACCCGCAATTCGCTTGTATTCCTCTGGCGAGACTGCCGCACCACTCAATCTATTCAACTCACCAGAAAGCAACCGCTGAGTATTTTGATCAAATGTTATCATTTTATCATACTCAGCCGCTTCTTCAGGGCCAAGCATTGTTGGGTCGATCATATCCAGAGCAGCAAACCCAAGCCGCTTTAATGTCCCCTCAAGCGTTAGAAAAGAGGGGTCATAATTTTCCTGCATCTGGTTAAGGCGATACAGCGCATCCCCCGAACCGGTGACAACTTGCTGTAACTCCGTCCTAACGGAATTGGTCAAATCGCTTGAGCCGCCACCGCCGCCGCCCAAGAACCCCTCGCTAACCTTAAACCCGCCCTTGCCATCAGAGACAATTTCCATCCCGGTTTTAAGTGGGATCAAATTAGGGTTCCCCGCTATTTGCTCATCAGATGCGAATACCGGCTGTTGTGTTTTAATATTGAACGCCTGTTTATGAGCGGGCGTCTTGGGCGTTCCAAAAACCGGCGTCACTTGACTGCCATCAATCCGCACTAACTGTCCGTTGACTTCCTTAAAATCTGGCGTCTTAAACGCCTGTTGCCCGATAATGCCTAGAGCGGCGGACGGTTCCATGCCGCGAAGAACGGCCTGCTGTTGCGGTGTGTACGGAGACGCTCCTGCGGGCGCACCCATCCCGCCACCCATAATCGCCTGATTGATGGAACGCTGAGCGGCCAACCGCCGCGCCTTCTCACGCTCCATTCTGTCCTGTTCGTATTCCATCTGCTTGAGCCGATACTCCTCCATCGGCTGGTTCATCACCTGACCATAGCCGCCTTGGAAGCCCTGCTGATAGGCGTTGTACGCATCGAGCAAGCCGGGGCGGTCGCCGGGAAGGCGTGTGGACGGAGCGCCCATCTGGATCAGGCCAGCGCCCAAGGCTCCGAGACCTTTACCAAAGCCTCGAAGAGTTGCTTCCCTTTTCAGTGCGTTGTAATCAACCATCAGAAGAACCCAAATGTTTTACCAGCACCAGCCAAGTCAGAAAGAATGCCGCCACCCGCCGCCGCATATCCCAGATTAGTCGCAATCGGATCGGAGTAGATCGGCTGCTGTGTCGTGGACTGACCGCCGAACGTACCGCCAGCCACAAGCGACATATACTTGCTGAGAGCGTCCTGTGGAGCGGTCTGCGCTTGCATGAATCGGTTAATGTCCTCTTGCAGCAGATTGCCAGCCATAGCCTCGCGCTCTGCGCCGACCTGACGAAGCGCGGACAGGTCTTGATAGTCAACATCGGCAAGCGATGGTGCCAGAAGGCCAGCCTGCTGCATCCTGCCACGCTCATCGGCATAATTCTGGAAGGCCATCTTTCCGGCGAGGTCGCTCAATTGAGTTCCGAGAATATCACCGGCCCGCTCCTGCTGCCGAGCCTGTAGGCCAGAACCAAGTCGAGTGGACTGCCCGAAGCCAGCCTGAATGCCCGGAATGATGTCCTCCTGGAAAGATTGCGTTAGCGGACGCGCAGCGGCCTCGTAGGCCGACTGGAGATAGGGATTGTTGGCCTGAAGGTAATCGCCGCTAATTACGTTGCCGAAATAATCCTGTGCGCCTTGAACCAGCGGGGAACCTTGCGTAGCACGCTGCTCTATGCCGGAAAGCGCAGTCTCAGTCTGCGGCGCAAACGGGACAACGGTAGAGTGCGGATAGAACTCAATGGGCTTGTCCAGAACGTCCGTTTCCGCACGCTGTAGACCCTTTTTAAGAAAGGGCTGCGCGTACGTCGGCGGCGCGTTGCTCTGGACTACCGTGCTTTGTCCGCTAGGTTTGTCGCTACTCATAACCGTTTCTCCAGTTGGACATGCCGCGTCCGGTAGTCCGTCAGAACCTTTTTCCATCCTGGGCGGGCGTACATCTCAACGAAATCGCAATTGAGTTCCCGCGCCCACGCTTCAATCTCAGAGAGGTATTCTACCCATCTTTCGTAATTTTCTCCAGCACAAGCGAAGATCGAAAGCCATTTTGCTCTAGGGCTTTCGCATACTTCCGTCAGGCAAAAAGCCTTAATGCCCTCCTCGTCCCACGCCGTCCAAAGCTGCATGGTCCCATCGCACAGGAACTCGTAAACATCATCTCCTGAAAGCCTCGATGTGCCGTAATCTAGCGCATCCTCAATCATGCGCTCGACAAGCGGCCATACGGACGGGATTTCAGCGGGCGCGGATGTTTGGAGGTAGATCAAAGCCCACGCGCCCCCTGCGCTCCGGGATCAGCGCCGGAACCTCGTCCGGCAGAAGCGGACGATCCTGCGCCGCCAGCCCTTTGCCCAAGGTTTCTGCTTCTCTCCGCCGCACGACTGGATGATGTGCTTCCGGTCCTGCCGCCAGCCCTTTGCCCAAGGTTTCTGCTTCTCTCCGCCGCACGACTGGACGCCGTTGTCCCGGTCCTGCTATTAAATCCCCGGTCAGGAGCGAATCCTTCCTTTTCATTCATTGCCCGTGAATATCGACTGAATGCATCTCTCACATTTTTATCCGCAAGAGACCTAGCGCCTAGCAACCCAATGGTGAATCCCGGAACAGGGGCCGCCATCGCAGCCGCCATTGAAATAGGAGAATCGAGGAGAGACTGAGCCTGAAGCGCGTTAGACATTTGACCAATGAGGCCGCCTGTCGGGTTTCTGGATACCGCATTGCCAGATCGACCGCCAGCAAGGCCGATAATTCTAGGGTCAGACAAAAGACCAGCTTGCATCATTGGTGATGTCTGTTTCGGCACGACCTGTTCCGGCTCTGGTTCCGGTTGTCCGAATAAATTAGACGATGGAAAATTAAATACATTCCCATCCCAATACCCACCTAAAATGCCTGGGTAAACTTCCGGGAAAACAGAATAATCAATCATATCAACCAACCAATATCATCTTGTAAGTCGCCGTTGAAGAAAGGGTATTCGTTGTTAGGATCATACTACCGTTGACAGCTGTTGAGTAGTCCCGATATGGCTCCCTCGCCTCTGCCGCTTGAGCGTTGGCCGGAACCGGAATCGGCACCGTAAACGCCGAAATCCTGGCGTCTGAAATGGTTGTTGACGTGTTCCCTGTGGGGATCGTCACGTCCAGCACGTTGTTGGTCTTGCCCTGCATCATGAGCGAAATCGCATTCGCAATCTGCCGACGATGGAACCGATCATCCTCATTATCGCGGGGCGGGACTTGGTATTCGGCGACGGTCATTGCCCACCATCCTCAACAGCGTCATATGTGACGCCCTGCGCGTGGGTCCACGATGCGCCAGCGGCGATATTGACCTGCGCCGATGCGAACTTGGTCGATGTGGTGAAGTGGGCGAAGCCATCGGCGTCGATGGCGTTGGCCGATGTTAATGTCAGCGTTGACCCGCTGCTGTTCCCTTCGCGAAACTTGAGTGCTACCGTCACGTCAGAATCAACGGCATCAGTGAACGGCTGAACACCATTAACAAACGCCCGCGCATTGCCGTCAAGCAATGCACCCTCTGTCGTTTCGATAGTCGCCGCGAGGTTATCGCCCGCGAACCGCGCCAGCTTGTTGCTGCTATCAAAGCCGGAAAGCAGCAGACGCCCGCCCGTCCAGACGCGGCTATCAAGGGAAAACGGGAGCGTGTCAAGGTTGCCAAACTGGTCTAGCTGATCAAGCGTGTAGCCGTCCGACAAATCCTTGAATAGAAACTCTTGTTCAACCTCCGCATTCGACCAGCGATCAATGGCCCAATTGTAAATCACCACCTTGTTCGGACGACCATTTGAGTTACCGCTGCCGGGGTACGCCCACCACACCATTTTGTTGATTGGGTCAGCAGCGCCATAGATGCGATTGTAGTAGTTGGCATCGAGGTCATTGAAAAACGTCTTGTCTACCTTCTGATCGCCAATCGGCGTGGACCCCGAACCCGAGAATGAATAGAACCCCTCTTCACCGAGGTAGAACCCGAACGGCCCAACATTGACCACGCTATTCGGCGCGGGCGTGCCACGATCCCGCTCAACCTCATAGAAGCCAAACACCGTAGGCGGCCCCTGATACTGAATGCGATAGATGGCCTTCTCCATGAAGATGGCACCATCAAGACCACCGATAGCGCCGGTAATGCGCTGCACCCATCCGCCGACCGGCAAGTCCTGGTAATCCGATTGCTTCGCCGCCGCGTCTGCCGAGCCGATGGTAGGCCAATCCGTCGCGTCGTTCAATGCGGACCACCAGACACGATTTGGCACCGATCTGTCAGAACTGTCCCACGTATTGCCAAGCATCACAAAGCCCGGCTCGATAATCGCAATATGCCGCGCACGCGGAGGAGACCCGCCAAGATCGGCAAATGCGGACGATGAGTTTAGCGTGAACGCCTGTGGTGCGTCGGTGTGACCGTTGACGGAAATGACCACCTGCCCGAATTGAGCGAACTCCGTAATATCATCAGCGGCGACGGTATACGCGCCGGTTGACTTCGATACCTCGGTCCAGCTTGTTACGCTTAACTGATACAGATCGGATGCGGTCGCCGCGAACGTCTCCGTATTTCCGGCAGAGTCGCGAAAGGTCGCCGCCCCTTTAGGCGTATCCGCTAGAGCATCGCTGACCGAAGTAAGCCCACCAATCGGGCCGTAGGACTGCTCAGTTCTCGGGAGAACATTAAGCGCCTCTTTCGCCCCTGGATTTTCATAATCGGGTTGATCGGGAAGCCAAGGGCCAAATCTCTGCATTAGAACGCCGTGGGTCTCAGTTTGGTTGACATCTTCGTAAAGGTCTCCTTCTCAAGGTTAGAGAACTCTTCACGCGCACGGGCGGCGCACTTAGCCTCTTCGCTCTCATTGCGAATGACATCGCCGAAAATGGTCGCCTTTGCCTTGTTACGGATAAGCGCCTCGCCGTCCGTCATCCACGCATTGGTATCCGTGGTAGCGGAAAGCGTGGTGAACTTCTGAACGCCTGAAAGATTGATGACGCGACCAGAGCCAGGAATAGGATAAAAGCGAAGCCGCTGAGCGTAATAAACATAATCAGTAGGGTCGCCAGTGTACCCGGCATTAGTCTGAATCTCGTCAATGTACGCCCAATCGCGTTCAATAACAGGATAGGTCGATGTGTTAACGTCAATGGTGAGGCTGTCGATCTCGACGAGCAACGGGATTTGAGCGAGGTCCGCCGATCCGTAATACTCCTGAGATGATGAAGTCGAGAATGAGGTTTGAAACTCATTGAAATAGAACCTGTTGCGCTCATAGAAGCGAATTGCTGTCTGGATCGCAGACTTGATTTGAGCGGTCAAATCTGACCGCCCCAATTCAGTCGAAATCCTGTCAATCATCGTGCCGTAAGTGGACATGGTTAAGCCTTACATGCCTTCGCATGAAAATGAACGCCGCGCCCGATTATCTTACCACATTTCGGGCATTGTCCCCGCTTTTTTTCTTCGGCTTTCTGGAATGCCTCAGAGATTGCCGTGACCGGCGCGGGCTTGCTGTTTTCCTCGTGGTGCATGTTACGCCTTCGCATCTTTGACCCCCTTATTGGCCCTGTCGAGGCAGTCCCACCAATCAGCGCCCCACGGCGTCGGAGCCGCGTGCCGCATGTCCGGCGTGCCTAGAGTGAAGTGAACATTCTTCGGGCTTCCATCGTCTGGATCGTACCCGGCCAACCAGTTCCACTCTTTAGGCAGCGATCCAATCTCTTCGTCCCGCAACCACGTCATGGCATGAAGCTGGTTCCCCGTGCTGTTGTTCACAACGTATGGCGTCAGCGAACGGCACCTTGACGGGCGCATAAGCATGAAACTCGACCAGTTCTTGCGGCTATAGCTGGTCTGCAAGACGCCATCCATCTTGATGTCGCCGTCCTTCGCAACGTGATTGTGCTTAACGCACATGACCGCTTTCGTGTTGTCGATCATGCTGACAAGTTCGGCAATGTCGGCACGGAACATCATGTCCGCATCCATGAACAGCACCCACTCATCGCTATAACCCTCAAGCAGAGGCACGGCAAAGCGCGTGAAGCTGAATTGAGTGGAGAACGGTCTGCCGTCGCGGTCGTCCCACATCTGGCCCTTCTGATCCACTCGATATGACCGCCAGTAATGCCCAAGGCCGCGCAATTCCCATTCGTAAAGCGGGCGAATATCGACATCAATGCTCGACCACTCAAGAATTGACTGACGGGCCACGCGAAACGCATCGTGATCGCGAGGGTCGTATCCAATCCAGATTTTCATGCCTTCGGCCTCAACACTGCGATAAAAGTGCCGCCCTCGTTCTGGTATGATACCCATTCAAAATAATCGCTCAGACGCTCAGCCCACCAATGCATCGGCCTGAGAAGGATATGAGCGTTGCGACCGTCCGGCAGCACTTTCCGCGCCGGGACAACGCAGATCGTCATGAACAGAACGCGATTGGTGACTCTGGCAAGATCGGCCAGAACGTCATCGAGACAGTCAAGTTCAAGATGCTCCGCAACATCGGTGCAGACCACAACGTCAGCCGGTTCCGGCGCGTCATCCTTACCCTTGATGCACGGATCATATTCGCTAATCCGCAACTTCAACGCCTGGCCGAGCGTCCCTTTCCCGCACCCGTAATCGAGAATGTCATGTGAGCCGACTGCCGCGCACAGGCTACGGATTGCATCGGCGTACTTATGACCAGACGTGCCATAGGCCGCATTGTCTTCGTGCAGCGCCTTATTCTGCTGCCTGTATTCCTCTGTAATGAGCAATGTCTTTCCCCACGTTGATAAATGGCTCCAACCAGTCATCACCTGACTGCCTGTAAAGTTTCACGCTGCCATACCACGGCATATCCCCGTGATACCGCCACGCGTAAGCCTTGGGCGTTAGAACCATACAAGGAACACCAAGGCCACCGGCAAAATGCACCGCCGATTGACAGACTGTGACAACGACAGAACACGCCGCCACCATAGCCGCAAACTCGTCCAGGCCGTCGATGCCTTCCTGATAATGCGGGATACCAAGCTGGTCGGCTTGCATCTGCCCGTCCTCGCCATACTGAAGCGAGACGAAATTACCGCCCGCCGCAACCAGTTCTGCCCATAGAGACAGCGGCGCATTGCGAAGTTCCTGATGGGTGCTTTTCGTCCCACCATGCCACGCCAAGCCGATTGCGTTATCGCCTAGCCGCGCCTTCCATCGCGCCACCTTGTCGGGGTGCGCCTTAAGGAAGGGCTTTCCGGGGAAGTCAGACTTCTTATTGCGGAACAGGCCACCAAGGTCGCCCATTGCGATATATGCGTCCGGCTTCTCATTCTTAATCAGCGTTGCGAATGACGGATAGCAAGGCACGCCGAAAGACCGCTCGAACAGTTCACACATGCGATGCTCGGCCTCGATCACAATTTTATCGGCCAGCCTTGCCGCATCCTCAAAGCAGGACATGAACAGGATTTCGTCGCCGATCCCCTGCTCGCCATGAATAGCCAGCGTCCCGACCTTTTTGCCGTCCCATTTCGGACACTCAAACGGCCTGACAGATGACGACATATTCTGAAGCTGGAAACGCGACGAGTAATAGGGCCACGCCTTTTTGTATTTCCCCATTTCGAGTAGGGCCAGCGCCATATGATTGCGAGCGTGGGCGCAGTCCGGGTTGATGGCTAGCGCCCTTTCAGCGCACTCCACAGCCCTCTCTGGCGTGCCGTTGTTAACGTAACAGCCACTAAGGCTGCTCCACGTATCGCCACGATTCGGGTCAAGTTCCAGGGCTTTCTCATAAGCCTTGACCGATTTCTCAGTATGCCCTTCGCTGCGATACGCCACGGCCAGATTGTGCCACACTTCCGGCAATTGCCCGCCCTCAAGCGATGCGCTCTTTTCAAGCATGACAATCGCCGTGCCAAACTCTTTAAGCTGGCTGCGAAGGGTGCCGTACAGGAACAACGCAATCGGATCGTCGGGAACGCTGCCGATTAGGTTTTCGTAAAGGTATGCGGCTTTTTGAAGGTCGCCGGTCTTGTGCAGTTCACCGGCCTCTGCAACTACATCCATATAAGGACGCATAGGGTTCTCCCCTTATTGATGAAAGCGGGGACCGGGTGTTGCCCGGCCCCCGACAATCATTAGGACGAGCCGACCGCCGTATAGAGAACGGTGAGGTCAATCGTCGCCGAGATGGTCCACGTTGCGGACGAGGGCGAGACAGCCACGTAGGTGTGGCGGACAGCCGCATCATCCGAAAGCGATACCCGGTACTTGCGAGCGCCCTCGTCAGAGAACACCGGAGCGGTGCCGCTGGCGAGAGAACCGAAGACCGAAAGGGTATTCGCGGACAGGCCACCACCGGCAAGGCCAACGGTCGCATTCGCCGCCGTCTCTGCCGTGGTGATCTTGCCATAGATGCCGATGATGTCGCACACCGCCGGAACCTTGACCATCAGAACAACGTCGCCAACCGTGCCCGAGTGGACATAGGTGGCAGACGCAGCCTGAACGCCCGTGTGAGCCAAACGCGGCTCGATACCCGCAACGGCCTGGGTGGAAGTAACAGTCGAAACAGCCATGTTATCCTCCTATCCGTTAAACGCTAGGCGCGTAGGTTGAAAGGGCGATGGTCGAGAACGACTGGCTATTGAAGATCGTCCGCTTCATGCCAGCAATGCAGCCAGCGGCCACACCAAGCTGGTTTTCGTAGTCGAACAGTTCTTCGGTCCACGACATCCGATTCGGGGCATCGTCACGGCCAAACGCCATCAGACCAGCCTGAGCGCCACAGAAGACAGCGCGGCGGAAGTCCGTCGCGGTACCACTGTTCGGCGTTCCGGTGATGGTCGGAATGCGCGTGTTTTCGTGAACGATAACCTGATTGTACACGAACGATGCACCCGTGAAGATCGGGTTGTCCTTGTACATGCCGCCCTGCAGATTCGCCTTGAACAGATCGACGTAGTTGCCCACGGTCGAGGTGTTCGAGGTACGAAGCTGATACATCTGATACGGATGGACGAACAGAACGAAGTATTCGTCGCCCTCGTAACGGATGGGACGGATGATCGGAGCCGAGCCGGTCGTGAAGGTCTTGGCCTTCGCCACTAGACGGTCGATGTCCGAAAGCTGCAACGCTTCCGTGGTGGTAGCCGAAAGGGAGGCTTCCGTGTCGTGACCGCCGCCAGCGATAAGATGCGTGGCGTCCATTGCGGTGACGGCCTGGTTGCCGGTCTTTCGGGTATCGGTCTCGGTCGTGTTACCAGTAAGCTGGTTGAACGCCCAAGTGTCGATGCGATCAGCCCACCAATCCTGAAGGCCCATGCGGGCTTCTTCACGGACCGAGAACGGAACGCGCTGCTCCGACATCTTGCCGCC